GATCTATGGTTACTAGTGCTTTGGGTTTTACTCCATATGATGCTACTAATCCTTCTGGATTCATAACTACATCAGCATTAGGACCTTATCTTACGGCAGCAACAGCAGCTACTACTTATCAACCTATATTAGTATCTAGTACTAACATTAAAACAATTAATGGAGCATCTGTATTAGGTAGTGGAGATCTAACAGTATCAGGTGCTGCTGCATGGGGAGGAATTACGGGAACACTGAGCTCACAGAGTGATTTACAGACTGCATTAAATGCTAAGCAAGCTACCCTTGTTAGTGGAACCAACATAAAGACAGTTAATGGAAACTCATTAGTTGGTAGCGGTAATGTTAATATAGGTCCTAAGTTATTAGGATGGAGTGGTTTCCTAGGTACAACAACATCCGGTACAGCTATTACTATATGTCACTCACTATTGATACCTGCAAATACTTTAAGCCTTAACAATATACTCCAGGTACAATTTAGAATGTTCAGGCAAAGTGGTAACTTAGGACAGCTATATGGTAGGATATACTTTAATACTACCAACAGCTTAACGGGGGCTACTTTATTCAATACTACTTTCACCATGAATGGAGGAAGTACTCAGTTCTTAGGATTAGTTGAACGTAATTTTAGCTACAATGGTACTAACTTAACTGGCTATTCTAACACTGCTTTCTCAGATTACACTACAGGCCCTGCTCTTAACGTAGCATTCAACTATACTGTAAATAATTACATCCTATTTACTATGCAATGCCAGAATGCAGGTGATGTAGCTAATATAAATTTATACAAAGTCTTTGCTTATGTTTAGTATTAACGGAGAAATATATACAATAACAGGTCCCATTGAGCAGGTCAGTGATACTCAGATCCATGTGGAAACTGATAAGGGTATCATTCTAGTGGATGATACAATGGATATTTTTAAAGAATTGGTTTCTGAATAGTTTGCTATCTAAATAATTTTCATTATATTATAGATATAGTGTATATAAATTATTTATAAAACAAACTCATGGATATTTTAAATTTTATTTCTTGGATTAGAGGTCGTAGAGTAGTTACTTCTGCAGATCCAGCATCAAGCTTATTACCTGTTGCATTAAAAGATGGCAACAGAGATGACTCATATTTAACTGCAGCAATCTCTGTACAAAACTTTGCAACTCAAGTTTCAGCAGTAATTCCTCCAGGAGCACAAGGTCCAGTAGGACCACAAGGTGTACCAGGACCAGTAGGACCAGCAGGTCTTAATTGGCAAGGTGCATGGTCTGCATTAGGAACATATGTTGTTGATGATGCAGTAGGTTTTGGTGGAGCATCTTATTTTTGTATTAATAATGTTGGACCAGGTGGAGCTAATCCTCCTGCAGATCCAACTAGCTGGGCTTTATTAGCTTCTCAAGGAGCTACTGGTCCACAAGGTCCTCAAGGAATTCAAGGTCCTCAAGGCCCTCCGGGAGCAGGTGGTGGTGGAAGTATTGCTAATGGTGCTGCATTATATCAAACATTATTGTGGTCAGGTGCACAATGGACACCTAGTTCTACATTAACAAATAATTTTGGTAGAATTGGTATTAATACTGTTAATACATTTGGTCAGGCATTACGAATTACACAAACTACTCTTTCACAACCTGATGCAGGAATTAGAATTCAATCAACTGTTACTAATAGTTCAGTATATAATGATATGTCAACTCCTGTAACAAGTTTTGGTTTTGGGGTAAATCCACCATCTCCAGGTTTTCCTATATTTGATAGTTCAGTATATTTTAATACTTTTCAAAATAGGATAATGAAATTTTCATGTGGTTCTGGGGGAGGCAATGAGAAATTAATGTTATTCCCAAATGGTCAAGTTGTTGTAGGTAATACTGTACCAACTAATACTACAGCTGCAAATCTTGTTTTAAATAGTAAAAGTATTGAACTTGAACAAGCGGGTGCTGGTATTTACATGCGCTCTCCTAATAATTTGAGATGGTTTGTGCAAGTTGATAATACAGGAGTTCTTACTGTTGTACCAGCATAATAAACTCTTAATAATAAATAAAATAAATAATCATGGACGTTTTAAATTTAATATCTTGGATAAAGGCTGGAAACTATAGAGAGTCTCTTCCAACAGACACAACTAATCTATTAACTATAGGAGCTAAAGATCCTAGTAGAGATGATAGTTATTTACCACTTGCGGTAAATGCTGCACCATTACAGTCATTGTATGATAATGGTACTGTAACTCAGTTAACATCTATCACTACTGCGGTAACTCTTAACGCATTTAATGGTGTTATTACCACAGTGTCATCTACTCTTGCTGCAAATGCTAAAACATTCTTTACAGTAAATAACTCTAATGTAACTACTGCATCAAGAATTATTGTATCTGCAGAGTATGATGAAGCTGCAACAGGTATTGTTGTTTTAGGTGTATCAGATATTGCTGCTAGTTCATTTAAGGTTGTTATATCAAATGGTGGAAATGCTGCATTAAATAATGTAGTTAAAGTACACTTTATGATTATTAACTAATGGATATTAAAATACTTTTGTCGGGACAGTAAATGTCCCGGCAATATATTTAACAATCTATAAAAACACATAATCATGTCAATAGGAAATTTAAAAGACTACGGAAACAAAGGAAATAACTTTCCGTGGCAATTGAAAGTACTTGAGGGTATACAAAGAATTTATGATTACCTAATAGGTAGCAATGTACCTCAACAAAGAACACCTGTAATTATTTCTGATTCTGGTTCTGGAGGTATTTCAGTAACATATGGTTTTTCAATAGCCAATGTTGGCGGTGCTGCTGGATTAGTAAATGGTGTTACATTACCTGCAGGAGCAACTGTAAATTTTGCTCCGGATAATAATAACTTTCTAAGTGGTATTACTTATGATGCAACAGGTACTACATTTTTAATTACTTGGATCCAATAAATTATGGGTACTATAGTTTCCATAGGAGGTTCGGGTTCTAATGATATTCTTGCTCAATACCCAATGCTTACAGATGCATTTGGTAGAGTTAGAACAGCACAACCATTAACATTATTTGATTCATCTCATAGATATAGAGATAATGGTTTATGGAATACTTCTACAACAAGTGGAGGTACCGCAGTATTTAGCCCAAATGAAGGACTAGTAAATCTAAATGTAACTAGTACAGCTGGATCTGAAGTAATAAGAGAAACGGCAAAAGTGTTTTCTTATCAACCAGGTAAGTCTTTGTTGGTTATGAATACATTTGTAATGGCTCCTGCTCAAACTAACTTAAGACAAAGGGTAGGTTATTTTGGAACAGAAAATGGTATATATATTGAATTAAGAGACAACACTTTAAGCTTTGTAGAAAGAAGTTTAGTTACAGGTGTAGTAACTGAAACTGTTGTAAATCAAGCTTCTTGGAATGCTGACACAATGGATGGCAATGGACCATCAGGAATAACTTTGGATATTACTAAAGCTCAGATTCTATTTATGGATATTGAGTGGTTAGGTGAAGGCACAGTAAGAATAGGATTTATAATAGATGGAAACTTTATAGTTTGTCATAGATTTAATCATGCTAACTTAATTACTTCTACTTATATAACTACAGCTTCATTACCATTAAGATACGAGATACTTAATGCATCAACAGCAACAGCAACCACATTAAAGCAAGTTTGTTCTTCTGTAATATCAGAGGGAGGATATGAGTTAAGAGGAGCTCAACAAGCTGTTGGTACACCTATTACTACTCCAAAAACATTTGCTGTAGCAGGAACTTATTACCCAATGGTAGCTATTAGATTAAAGTCTACTGCATTAGATGCTATAGTTATAACTACAGCGGTATCTTTATTAGGATTAGGTAATGGTAAAAATTATGCATGGAGAATTGTGCAATCTGCTACAACAACAGGAGGGTCTTGGGTTTCAGCAGGAGTAGATTCATCTGTAGAATATAACCTTACAGGAGCATCTGTTACGGGTGGTAGAGTATTAGCACAAGGATATGTAAATTCATCCAATCAAGGTTCTCCAAGTATCAATATATTAAAAGAAGCAATATTTGCTAGTCAATTAGAAAGAAATACTTTTACAGGTGCACGTTTTGAATTGGTTATTGAAATGGCTATTGATGCTACAGGAGGAACTTTAGGTGCATATGTTTCATTAGACTGGGAAGAAGTAAGTAGATAATTTATAAAAATAAAATATACTAATTTACAATGAGTACATTGATTCAAATATCTAAACCACAAAATCCAATTGTTTTAACAGCAAGCGGATCTACTGTTAGGGGTACACAAATTGTTATTGAAAATATTTAAATAGTATGAAAAACTTAATTATACTTTCTTTATTACTAGTATTTATCACTTCTTGTTCATTAGAAAGAAGACTTGAGAAATACTGCCCGCTTTGTACTCAGAAAGATAGTGTAGTTACAATAACACAAATTAGAGATACTACAATTAATATTCCAGGAGAAACTGTATATATAGAAGATACATTATTCTGTGATTCATTAGGTAATGTATATGCTTCTAGACTTGCTGAAAAAGATGGAACTATTATCAAACTACAATCAAGAGTAAGAGATAACAAATACAAAGTAATTGCCCGTGTAGATACTATCTACAGAACTGTAAGAGGCAATACTATTTATAAAACCAAACTTGTAACAAAAACTCAAAAGCCACAAAAAATAAAATATATTCCGGGTTGGGTCAATTTCCTAGCATGGTTAGGCGGAATATGGTTAATAATTATTATATTATATATTATATACCGTCTGATTAAAGCTCAAATACCTACAATATGAGAACAAATATAACACTGGCAGTTTTGACAATCACATCTTTCTTTGCACCTATCCAGATAATGGTAATGGTTTTAATGTTTATAATCTTTGTAGATACAATAGTTAAATTAGTATCCCTTAGAAAAATAGCTAAAGAATCTAACAGAAAATATAGAGAAGTATTTAAATCTAGAATTCTTAGACAAGGATATATTTACAAATCTTTAGGATATTATATTGCTGCAGGTGTTGTGTTTCCTTTAGACTATTATGCACTCACTCCATTTCTTAATGGATTGCTTGAATTTACAGGATTTAGTTTTGTAATTTCTGTACCCGCAATACTTACAAATATTTTACTTGGTATATTTTCACTTATAGAACTAGCTTCAATTAATGAAAACTGGTTTGATATTACAGGTAATAATATACTTAGTAAAACCTTTAATACTGTAAAGAAACTTAGAAAAGGTTTAAAAGACGCATCAGATACTTACAAAGACATCAAGAACTAATGAAACTAGATATTAGTAAAATAGTACAAGCAAGATTAGACTCAGATCAGTTTTTTGCTGAAGAGTCTAAAAAGACACAAATCTATTTGCATCATACTGCAGGTGGAGGCAATGCAGTAGCTGTATCACGGTACTGGAACAGTAATGATACAAGAATAGCAACTGCATTTGTTATTGGAGAGAATGGAGACATTGTACAATGCTTTTCATCTAAGCACTGGGCTTGGCACTTAGGAATAGATTCAGAAGACTTTACTAAGAATGGTGCAAAGTATCAGAACCTTAATAAACTTTCTGTAGGTATAGAAGTGTGTAACTGGGGTCCATTAAAACTCCGCAATGGTAAATACTATAACTATGTAAATGGTGTAGTTAAACCTGAGAATGTTACAACACTAGAGACACCATTTAAAGGTACCAAATATTGGTACAAATATTCAGATGCACAGATAGAATCTTTAAGACAACTAGTAGAGTATTTATGTGAAACATATGATATTCCTAAAACTTATAGATCAGAAATCTGGGCTATTGATAAAGAAGCATTTAAAGGAGTACCTGGAATCTATACACATAACTCTGTAAGAAAAGACAAGAGTGATATGTATCCAGATCCTAAAGTAATAGAAATGTTAAAAAACCTATAATATGAAATTTAGAAACTCTTGGAAATCATCCGCTAAACAATGGGATAAAATAATGATTAGAATAAGATTATCATCATTAGATATATTCACATTTGAAATGGATATCTCAAGAAACTTTTACTTATTAACTATATTTAATCTAACAATAAAAAATCGGTAATCATGGCAGATCCAATTAATCCCTCAAAAAAAAGAGTAGTCAAAAAAACTGACATTAAAAGCTCTGATAAAAAATCTACATCGGGAGTAGAAACTAAAACTGTATACAGAAAAGACAAAGTTACACCTAAGAAAATTGTAAAAACTGAGTACACAAATTATTATACACCAAAAGGTGGTATGATGGGTGGTAGTACAATTACAGGTAAAGAAAAACAAAAGTTTGATAGATCTGGAAAACTTAAAAGCACAACCACATTAACTCCAGTTAAGAAAATGGGTGGTGCAACAGATGACTCATGTTGGCCAGGAAAACCAGGATGTGGTAAAACTAAAACAATAAGAGGTACTAGAACTAAAAGAGTTAAAACAGGACCCTCTCCTGGTAGAACTTGGATGTCAAGTATGGCTGAAGGTGGTGCAATAAAGAAGATTTCTAAAATGCAAATGGGTGGAGATCCAACTATGGCAAGAAAATGTCCAAAAGGAAAATGTGGTAAAGTTTCTGTAGCTCCAATAGGAGGTGGAATGCAAACTACTGGTTCTAAAATAAAGGCTGGACTAAAAAAATTATTTACTCAAGGACATAAAGCAGGACCAAGTAGAGCAAAAAGAATTAGATAATATTACTTAATACTCTCTACATAACATAATCCAGGTATATAGTATACCTGGATTTTTTATTTAAACTTGTTTTATTTAAACTTATTTTATATATATTTGTGTAAACTAATGTAAATTAATGTCTTATGGAAACAACAAACCAACAACCAGAAATGGAGATGACTCCAGAACAATTGGAAGCACAAAAGGAAAAAATGCTAGAGTTCTACAGAGACTCAATGCCATATCTTAGAGCTCAATTGGATTATGAAGATATGCTTTTAAAGATTGATGAAGTAAGATTCAAAAGATCTAGCATTCAGTACCAGTTTGCTTCTATGATGGCAAATCCTTCAGAAGAAGATGATCAAGAAGAAACATCTGAACCAGCAAAATCTGAGGGAAGAAAGCTTAAAAGAGGGTAATCATGGCTCTAGTAAATCAAGTACAGAAGCGTGTAAAAATGCCTAAGTGGGATATTGTGAAGTTTCAGATTCTCACACACTGCTACATTAAGAGAATTAATCTTAGTGATTCAGATCTTAATTGCTTGACTTTACTAAGTTTTAATGAACCAATAGAATTAACAGACTTTTGTTATGATGCATCTTCAGAAGAAGAGCCAATCTTTAAATCACCACAGACTGTAAGAAACAGTATTAATAAAGCTGAGAAAAATAGTTTAGTGATAAAAGATGCATCTAACAAAAAGTTAATTAAACTAAATCCTAATTTAAAGATACAAACAGAAGGAACAATACTTTTAGATTATAAATTTTTAGGAGATGAATCCAAGGAAGGCTAAAAGAATTTATGACATGGTTTCTGAAGATCTTAATATTAAAAAAGATTTAGTAGAAGACTTAGTAGAGTTTTATTATAAGGATGTAAGAAAGTTACTTACTAATCTAGAACACCCAAGAATAAATGTAGATGGTTTAGGACAGTTTGTATCAAAACCAAAAGCAGTATCAGGTTCTATTGACAAGATTACTAAATCTCTTGATAATCATGATACTTCTACATTTAAAGCTTATCACAATAAAAAAGCAATGGAAGTTAAGTTAGATCTGTTAACAAAGTTACAGTCAAAGATATTAGACCAAGAAAATAAAAAACAAGAATTTTTAAAAACTAAAAAAGATGAAAAACGTACTTAATCTTATTTGGCAAAATAGATCTCAAATATTTGAAGGAATTAAAAACTCAGTTATTAGAGATGAGACAGTAGAAGAAATCTCAAGACTCAGATATGACATCTGTGATGAGTGTCCAGAAAAAGGTAAGAAGTGTGCAGTAAAAGGTACAGCTCCATGCTGTAATGAGTGTGGCTGCTCTCTTGCTTTTAAAACTAGATCACTATCAGCTTCATGTCCATTGGGTAAATGGGATGCCTTAATTACTGAAGAACAAGAAGACGAATTAGAAAAACTATGAGTATAGTATTCAATGCCAAAGATCATAGCTATAAAAGCAATGATGGCTCAGAGATTAATTGGATAAGTGTAACAACTTTGGTATCACATTTTAAGATACCCTTTGATGCTGAGAAAGTAGCAAAGAAGGTTTGTAAGAATAAAAGATCTAAGTGGTACGGTTATACTCCAAAAGAGATAGTATCTATTTGGAATGCTGAATCAGAAAGAGCAATGTCTCTTGGTACCTTTTATCATAACCAAAGAGAAGCTGACTTATGTTCTTTAGCTTCAATAGAAAGAGAAGGTGTGACTGTACCAGTATTTAAACCAACAGATTTAAATGATGGTATTAAGTTAGCACCATCACAAAAACTAGAACCAGGCGTGTATCCAGAGCATATGGTTTATCTTAAATCAGCAGGCATCTGTGGTCAGTCAGATCTCGTAGAAGTAGTTAATGGTAAAGTAAACATTATTGACTATAAAACTAATAAGGAGATTAAGACTGAATCTTACAAAGATTGGGAGGGAGTATCTGAAAAAATGCTCTCTCCTGTATCTAGTTTAGATGATTGTAACTTTAATCACTACTGTTTGCAGTTAAGTATTTATATGTATATGATACTAAAGCACAATCCTAAATTACAACCGGGAAGAATATTTATTCATCATATAGTATTTGAAACAGAAGGTTTGGATAGATATGGATATCCTTTAACTAGTTATGATCATAATGGAGACCCTATAGTTAAAGATGTAGTACAAATGGAAATACCATATTTAAAAGATGAGGTAATTGCAATCATGCACTACTTACATGATAACAGAGATAAAATTAAAAAGAAATGATAGTAAAACTATTTGACATACAGAATGGTAAAGTAATTCCTACAGAACATTGTTATACTCTAAAGGCTCTTAAGGTAGTTATGGATAACTATCCTGATAACTATATCAAGATATATCAATACTTATTCTATATGACTTGCCCTAATCCAGATCTAAACCCATTCTTTTATACTCCGGATTTAGATAAAGAGTCTTTAATTCTAGATCAAATAGAAGCAGACTTCTCTACTGAAGATGAAGATATATACATAGCCTTGCAGTTTTGCCAGAGAATGTTTGAAACTCCTACATCCAGAGCATATAAAGGAATTGCATCCATGTTAGATAGATTAGGTAGGTACATGGAAACTACACCTATTACACACGGGCGTGATGGTAATATTACAGCTTTGGTAAATGCTGCAAAAAACTATGAGGCAATTAGAGCATCATTTAAAGGTGCATATAAAGATCTACAGGAAGAACAATCTAGTAGAGTAAGAGGTGGAATAGGAATGGCATATGATCAGTAATGGAGATATTTGAGAACATACCAACTTATGATAATGGCACTTGGACTGTTACAGACTTTTCTTCAAGAGAAGAGTTTGCCAAGTTTTTAAGAGATTTATTTAAAGAACCAGGTAAATATAACTTTGATGAAACTAGCTTATTATTTAATTCTGAATCAAGAAAGTTCAGACAAAATGGATATTACTGCGACTCTCCATTTAAATCCAAAGATTTTATCAATTACTGGGATGAACAAAAACTCAGATGTAGGAGAGGAGTTATCTATAAATCAGGAGACAACATATGGTACCTTACTAGAGACTACTACATGTGGCTTAACTTCTTACCAATATTTGATAAAGAGCAGCAAATTTTTGACTTTGCCAAAATACGGGATGCACAGTATCACATGGCCCTCTATGAAATACTGGCAGAACTCAACTACAAGCATGTAGCTATTCTTAAGAAACGTCAGATAGCTTCCTCTTATTTTCATATGGCTAAGCTTTTAAATCAAATTTGGTTTGAGGCTGGGGTTACTCTGAAGATAGGAGCAAGTCTAAAAGACTATATAAATGAGAAAGGTTCATGGAAGTTCTTAGATGAATATGCTGCTTTCTTAAATGAGCATACTGCATGGTATAGACCAATGACTCCACACAAGGTAATGATGTGGCAACAGAAGATTGAAGTAAGGAAAGGGGATAGAAAGAATGAAGTTGGTCTCAAAGGAACTATGCAAGGTATGTCATTTGAGAAAGATCCAACAAATGGTGTCGGGGGTCCAGTAAAGTTCTTCTTCCATGAGGAGGCAGGTATTGCTCCTAAGATGGATCAGACATATGAGTATATGAGACCAGCAATGAGATCTGGTTTAATTACTACAGGTATGTTTATAGCTGCTGGCTCAGTAGGGGATTTATCTCAGTGTAATCCACTTAAGGATATGATCTTAAATCCTACATCTAAAGATATCTATGCAGTAGAAACAAATCTTATTGATAAGAATAATACAGAAGGTCTCTCAGGTTTGTTTATTCCTGAGCAATGGTCTATGCCTCCACATATAGATCCATATGGTAATTCACTTGTAGAAAATGCATTAGAAGCATTAGATAAACAATTTGAAGAATGGAAGAAAGATTTATCTCCTGAAGATTACCAGTTAAGGATATCTCAGCACCCTAGAAATATTGAAGAAGCATTTGCTCACAGATCTGTATCTATATTCCCACCACATCTTGTTGCAGCACAACAAAGAAGAATAGATGAGAAAGAATATGCTTATGAATTTCTAGATATATTCTATGATGAGAATGGGAAACCTAAAGTAAAGGAAACTAATAAGTTACCAATTATGCAATTCCCTGTGTCTAAGAAACTAGAAGATAAAACAGGAACCCTTGTTGTATGGGAAAGACCAATTAAGGATCCAACCTTTGGACAATACTATGCATCCATTGACCCCGTGTCAGAAGGAAAGACAACTACCTCAGAATCATTGTGTTCCATATATATAATGAAAGCTCCAGTAGAAGTAACTAAAGTTACTGGTCCTGAAACAGAAACATATATAGAACAAGATAGAATAGTAGCTGCTTGGTGTGGTAGATTTGATGATATCAATAAAACACACCAGAGATTAGAGCTAATAATAGAATGGTATAATGCATGGGCACTTATAGAAAGTAATGTGTCTTTGTTTATACAATACATGATATCTAGAAAGAAACAAAGATATCTTGTACCAAAAGGTCAGATTATGTTCTTAAAAGACTTAGGTGCAAATACTAACGTTTACCAGGAGTATGGTTGGAGAAACACGGGTACATTATTTAAAGGACATTTATTAAGTTATGCTATTGAATACTGTAAGGAAGAGTTAGATGTAGAAACAAAATCTGATGGTACAATAGTAAGAACTAAGTATGGAATAGAAAGAATTCCTGACCCCATGTTAATTAAAGAAATGCAAGAATATGCAGATGGAGTCAACGTGGATAGACTTGTGGCATTTACAGCATTAGTTGCATTCATGAGAATACAACAATCTAATAGAGGTTATGCAAAGAGAACTGTTATGGATGATGCTGCTAAAAACTTGCAAAAGTCAGAAAATTTGTTTAAATTAAATAGTAGTCCATTTAGGCATATGGGCAACAACGGTAGATTAACAAATGGTTCAGTATTTAAAAAATCACCATTTAAAAATATAAAGTAACTATGCAAGTATATAACGCATTACAGTTAAAGAAAGGTGCTAAGGTAGATCAAAACAGGATGGGTAGTGTTACCCAGCCTTTGCAGTTTTTATCTAAAAAAGATAAAGATGAAGAATGGGCTGCTTGGAACTTAGACTGGTTAGAATGGAATGGTCTTAAGCAAATCAGAAGAAATGCTAGAAGACTAATGAAAAACTATAAGCTTGCAAAAGGTATTATAGATAGAACAGATTATATCATTGAAGAGAATAATGAATATAAAGACATTGTAGAATTACTTACAAGAGAAGAAGCTACAGCATTAGAGTTAAAGTTCTACCCTATTATCCCAAATGTTATTAATGTTCTTGTATCTGAATTTGCTAAGAGATCAACCAAACTTACATATAGAGCAGTAGATGAGTTCTCATATAATGAGATGCTAGAAGAAAAAAGAAAGATGGTTGAAGAAACTCTTCTAGCAGATGCTCAAATGAAAATTGTTACTGCATTATTAGAGCAAGGATTAGATCCAAATTCTGAAGAGGCACAGCAACAAACATCTCCAGAAAATCTTAAAACACTTCCTGAGATAGAAGCTTTTTTTAAGAAAGATTATAGATCAATGATAGAGCAATGGGCTTCTCACCAACATAGAGTAGATGTTGAGAAGTTTAAGATGGATGAGCTTGAAGAAAGAGCATTTAGAGATATGCTTATTACAGATAGAGAGTTCTGGCATTTTAATATGTTAGAAGATGACTATGAAGTAGAACTATGGAATCCTGTGGTTACTTTCTATCACAAGTCTCCGGATGCTAGATATATTTCTCAAGGTAACTGGGTAGGTAAAATAGATATGTTCACTGTGTCAGATGTAATTGACAAGTTTGGATATATTATGAGTGAAGAGCAATTAAAAGCTTTAGAAGCAGTTTATCCTATTAGATCAGGTGGTTATATAGTTGGTGGTTATCAAAATGATGGTACATATTATGATGGAACAAAATCTCATGAATGGAATGTTAATATGCCTTCTCTTGCATATAGACAATATACTACAGCTAGAGCAAACTCAATTACTGATGGTGGTGATATCATAAACCAGATATTGTCTCAGGGAGAAGATTACTTTGACCAAGGTACTGCATACTTACTTAGAGTAACTCAAGCATACTGGAAGTCTCAAAGAAAAGTAGGACATCTTACAAAAATTACAGAAGAGGGTGAAGTAACTAATGAAGTAGTTACAGAAGACTATCAGGTAACAGATAAACCAGTTTATGATACTAGATTATTTAAGAATAAGACAAAAGATAATTTAGTATTTGGAGAACATATTGACTGGATCTGGATTAATGAGGTATGGGGAGGAATTAAGATTGGACCAAACATTCCTTCATTCTGGGGTATGAATAACCCAGGTGGGTTCTCTCCTATTTATATTGGTATTCAAAGAAACAAAATTGGACCATTAAGATTCCAGTTTAAAGGAGATCAAAGCTTATATGGATGTAAGCTTCCTGTAGAAGGAGCTGTGTTCTCAGATAGAAATACAAAGTCTACAGCTTTAATAGACTTAATGAAGCCATATCAGATTGGATACAATATTGTAAATAATCAGATTGCAGATATCCTTGTAGATGAACTTGGTACTATCATTATGTTAGATCAGAATACTTTACCTAAACATTCACTTGGTGAAGACTGGGGTAAAGGAAACTATGCTAAGGCATATGTTGCAATGAAGAACTTTCAGATGTTACCATTGGATACATCTATTACAAATACTGAGAACTCATTAAACTTCCAACATTTCCAAAAACTAGATCTATCTCAGACAGAAAGATTAATGTCTAGGATTCAGTTGGCTAATCACTTTAAGCAACAAGCTTATGAAGTAATTGGTGTTACTCCACAAAGAATGGGACAACAGATAGCTCAGATGACTGCTACTGGTATTGAACAAGCTACTGCTTCTTCATATGCTCAAACAGAAGTATTCTTTATTCAGCATTGTGATTACTTAATGCCTAGAGTACATCAAATGAGAACTGACTTAGCTCAGTATTATAATGCTACTAAACCATCATCAAGATTATCTTATACTACCACAGCAGATGAAAAAGTTAATTTTCAGATTAATGGTACAGATCTTTTAATGAGAGATCTTAATATCTTTTGTAGTACTACTGCAAACCATAGAGCTGTTCTTGAACAGTTAAAACAAATGGCAATGCAAAATAATACTACAGGCGCATCCATTTATGATTTAGGTAAGATTGTTCAGTCAGATTCAATTGCTGAGCTTAACAATGCTCTCAAGTCATCTGAGGATAAACAAACTCAACTAAAACAACAAGAGATGCAGCAACAACAGCAAATGCAAGAGCAACAAACTAAATCTCAACAAGAAATTGAGAAGATGAAGATTGATGCTGCAGCTGCTGAGAAAGAAAAAGATAGACAAAGAGATATCTTAGTTGCAGAAATCAGAGCTGCTGGTTATGGATCTATGGCTGATGTAAATAAAAATGAGATGTCAGACTATGCAGATGCTATGAAAGATATTAGATCTTCTGAACAATATCAAGAACAAACTACCTTGCAAAGAGAAAAGCAAACTAATGAGAATCTAAGACAATCTCAGAAGATGGATATTGAAAGAGAAAAGCTTCAGACACAGAAAGAAATAGCTGATAAACAACTTCAAATAGCTAGAGAAAATAAGAATAAATTTGATAATAAAAATAATAAGAAAGAAAAAGATTAGCACTTAGCTATATAGTGCAAAAAATAAATTTTCTCATTATAAATTTTTCAAGTTTATTGCTTATATTAAATTATAAACAAAACCAACAAACATGGATGAATTAGAAAAAGCACTTGAAAAAGATCAAGTACAAGATTCTACAAAGGTAGAACAAGTAGATATAAACATTGATGAGATGTTTGGAATGCCGGGAGCAGAAAGTATTATGCTTCCAGCAGAAGAGGAAAAACCTAAATCTATGTTTTCTAAAGAAAATGTAGATACCTCGTTCCTTGACAAGCCTGCTTCTAAAGAAGAAGCAGCAAAGAAAGAAGAAGTAGATGAAACTATTGCTGAGTTAGATAGTTTAATTACTCAAGAAGAAGATGCTGGTAATAAAGGAAGACCAAAGATTGATAAGTCAGGTCTTGCTGAACTAGCAAGTAAAATGATTGAGGAAGGATCTTTAGTACCTTTTGATGATGACAAACCATTAGAGGAATATACTACAAAAGATTTCCGTGAACTATTTGAAGCAAACTTTCAGGAAAGAGAAAATGCAGTTAGAGAGAATACTCCAAAAGAGTTTTTCAATGCATTACCTGAAGAACTTCAGTATGCAGCTAAGTATGTAGCAGATGGTGGAACTGATCTTAAAGGTCTATTCAGAACTCTTGCTCATGTAGAAGAGATGAGACAATTAGATCCAAATGATGAGTATGACCAAGAAGAAATTGCAAGACAATACTTATTTACTACAAACTTTGGTACACCAGAAGAAATTGAAGAAGAAATCAATGACTGGAGGGATATGGATAAGCTTGCACAAAAAGCTAATCAATTTAAACCAAAGTTAGATAGAATGCAAGAAGAAATTGTTGCTAGACAACTTGCTGAACAAGAAGTAAAAAAGCAACAACAAGAAGAAGCTGCTAGACAATACACAGATAATGTATATGGAACTTTAGCAAATGGTGAAATTGGAGGAATTAAACTTGACAGAAAAGTACAAAGTATGTTATACTCAGGATTAGTTCAACCTAACTACCCTTCTATTTCTGGTAAACAAACTAACTTACTTGGACATTTATTAGAGAAGTATCAGTTTGTAGAACCAAGACATGATCTTATTGCAGAAGCACTTTGGTTACTTGCAGATCCAGATGGATATAAATCTAAGATTAAAGACCAAGGAACTAAACAAGCTGTAGAAAAAACAGTAAGACAATTAAAAACAGAACAGTCTAGAAAGATTACATCTTCTGTAAATGATGATAGAGAATATGATCCTAAGACAAGAACAAGTAAACCACAAAAAACTATCTCAAGATCTAACATGTTCAAGAGATTTTAATTAAGTAACAAATAAAACAAATATAAAAATGGCAACTCCAATTTTAAACAATGGGATATTCCTAAGAGACACAGCCTACCAAGCGTCATCGCATGTAGACTCTTATCACTTAGTGAATATGTTAAAAGATGCTGAACCTATGGATTTAGGTCCAGTAGACCTTTGGGCTATGGCTCAAAAAGTAGAAATGCCGCTTTACCAGCTTTCTAGCTTTGGTGGCAAAAATGTAATTATGGTTGATAATGCTCGTGGAGAGTATAAGTGGCAGACTCCAGTCTCTACAGATCTTCCATATGTAATTGAAGATATTGAACCACTTAATGCTTTCAAAGGTGTTGATGGATCAAACTTCAAAATTAAAATTAGCCGCAGAGAATTTGGACATGGTGATATCATCACTTATGACAAATACAATGGTGTAGAGATGTACATTACAGATGAGGATATCCTTCCATTAGGTGACGGTTATATCTATACTGTACAGTTGGTAAACAATGATAACACTAAATACTTGGATAACAAGTACTTGGCTAATGGAACTAGATTATTCAGAAAAGGTTCTGCAAGAGGTGAGTATGGTGAAAGATTCTCTGACATCATCACTCAAGCTGGTTTCCGTGAATACTATAACTTTGTTGGTGGTGCAGAAGCTCACGTACATTATTCTATCTCTTCTAGAGCAGACTTAATGATCAAAGGTGGTATGA